GCGAAGGTCAGCGTAGGCAGGCAGCGCGCCCTTCGTGGTCGTGCCGTTTCCGTGCATAAGCTCGTCAGCGAGCTTCGGCGTGCTCGCCTCGGCGATCTTGTCGCCGTTGACGTTGAAAATGTCCGTCGGGCTGAGTTGGATTTCCGATGCGGTCGGGCCCTTCGACTTGTCGGGCTTGTTCTCGTTCTCGGTGATCGTGATGTCCTTGCCCTGCTTCACGATCTTCTGAGTCATGCCGTCGACGGCGCGGCCCTGAGCGTCCAGCATTTCCTTTTGCGCTTTCGCGATGGTCTCATTCGCGTCGATGTCTGCCTGGGTCTTCCCCTGCGCTTCGAGGTTCGCCTTGCCGATGAGCACGACGCGCTTGAAGGCCACGGCGCCGCGAGCGTCGACCTCAGCCAGCAGGAGCTTCCGCGCTTCCTGCGCATCGTTCAGGCCGGCCTCGGCCATCACGGCCTTGTCCTTCATCATCTTGATTTTCTCGCGCTGTCGGTCCAGGTCGCCGTTGATGATGGCGTCGACGGCAGACGGTCCCTGGTCGCGTCCGGTCATGACGGCGATGCGCGCCCGCATGGCATCGGCAGCGCCGCTGAGCCCCACGGCAAGCGCCTTCATCACGTTCCCGTACGTATCTCCCTCGTGGAACAGCTTCGGCGTGGGGGCGTTGTCGTAGCGGTCGCGCGCTTCCTTCAGCCGCGTCGACCACTGTGTGATTTCGTTCTGTGTCTGCTCGTACGCCTTCGCGTGCTCCTCTTGCTGGCGCGCGTACTCGTCTGCCTGCGCTTTCGCGTCGGCAGCCTTCGCCTCTGCCACTTCCTTGTCGTGCTCGGACTTGGCAAGCGCGTCGTCGATCTGCTGATTCCGCAGCGTTGACAGGTCTTCGTGCAGCTTCTTTTGTTCTGGGGCCAGCTTCGACGTAGTGACATCCGGCTCCGGATGTGTCGTCGTCGCCGTGATTTTCTCCGGCGGCGGCGGAATCAGGAACGGAGCTTGCGGGTATGTGCTCAGGTCTGCCATTGGTCAGTCCAGGATCGGAGATCCATTGGCTCCATAGGTGATGCCGCCACCGCCGGCAGCTGGGTAGTACGTCGCCACGCCGCCCGACCCGGGCCCGGTGTAGACGGCGCCAGATGCGAGATCGTTTGACGGCGTCGAACTTCCGCCGAGATTCGAGATGAACTTGCCGAGCGACCCGATACCGGATGCCAGCGCAGCTTGATCAGCGAGCGTCTTGGCCTGCGCGAGCGCCTTATCCTGGTAGTTGAATCCCATCTGAGCCAGGAGCAGTTGGATCTGGTCGTCGCGGAGTCCCTGCGCTCTGGCGTTGTCGATGATCTGTTGCTGGAGCGCCGCAGATTGGTTGTACGCTGATGCCTTGTTCGCTGCGTCTGCCGTGAACTGCGCCGCGCCAGCCGCGAGCGTCGCGTTGTTGATTCCAACTTGCGTTCGCGCGTTCAGGTCGGCGAGTGACGCCGTATTGGCGGCATTCGCATTGAACTGGCTCGCGTTCGCCTGAAGGCTGGCGTTCGCGATGTTCGTCTGCGTGACCGCCGCCAGGTTCGACTTTGACGCTTCCAGGTCGGCCTGGATCTGGGCGATACGAGCGTTCAGCGCGTTGGCGGCGTTCGACTGCCCAGCCGCGAGCGCGGTGGCTTGGTTCGCCTTGGCCGCGTCCATCTGGGCGTTCAGCGTCGCGATTCGAGACGTCAGCTCGTTCGACGCGTTCGCCGTGGAGACCGTGATGGTGTTCCGGATGTTCTCGATCTGCGCCTGCATCGCAGCGGCCAGGTTCGTCTTCCCGGCGTCAAGAGCCGCCTGCATGTTGGCAGTCGCGACCTGGACCTGCTTGTTCATGTTCGCGATCGACGTCTGCAACGCCGACGACTGGTTCGACTTGGCCGCATCGAGCAGGTTGATGGCGTTCGTCTTCGCGACGTCGACATCGGCTCCGAGTTGGGCAGCCGCGCGGCTGACGTCGTTCTGATAGAGACTCGAGGCGAACGTGCCGTACTGCTGGCGACCCGTGGCCTGCTCCGACGCGCGCAGGGCGGCCATGTCGGCGGCGCTCGCGGCGTTGGCGGCCATAAGCCCTTGCTGACCGGCGCGGAGAGCAGCGCCGGGGGAACGGCCTTGAAGCGCCCCGGCCGCACCGAGTTGCTGGCGGGCGTTCGTGTCGATCGCCTTCTGAAGCAACTGGACAGCAGCGCTCGGCGCAGTCCCGTTCGCCGCGCCCTCGGCCATCGCGAGAGCCTTGAGCATCGCATCACGAGACTCGGCGGTCTGCGTCGGATCCATCATGATCCGGTCGATGTGCTGGGCCGTGATGTCCGCCGGTTTGTTGATGTCAGAGACGCCGATCTGCGGCGCCGTGATCGACCCGGCCTGGATGGTGCCTGGCGCGGCGATGGTCGGCGCGCTGACTGAACCGGCGCTGATGGTTGTCGGCGTCACCCGCTCGGGCGTGCCCACCTGGCCTGCCGAGATGGTCGGGGGCGCATTGATGGTCGGCGCTGTGTATCCCGAGTACGAGGCCGGCGTCGGAGCCGCGATGGTCGGCGCTGTGTAGCCACCAGCGGTCACGGTCGGCGGCGGGCGGTCACCGCTATTCGCCGCGGCGGAGTCGGCAAGCTGCTTCTGAAACGCCGCCAGGTCGGCCCCAGCCGTCGGGGAGCCGCCGGCACCGGTGCCAGCGCCGCCGGTCGTTCCGCCGGCACCGGACGTCGTGCCTGGCTGCGTCCCGTCGCCCTTCAGGCCTCCGAGCCCGTACACCGACGCGGCGCCGCCGAGAATCTTCCCGAACGCGCTGTCGGTGAACAGACTCTTGCCCGAGTCTGGACCGCCGAACAGCTTGTCGTTCGCGACGCCCTGATTCAGCCCAGGCGTGCCGACGACGTTGAGTTTCTCAGAGGCTTCTTTCGCGCTTCGGATGCCGGTCGCTGCGATGTGCTTCCAGTCGAATTGGTTGTTCGCGTCGTTGATGGCGGCGGCATCGGCGGCAGTCGCCGTGGTCCCGTCAGCCTTGGTGTTCGACAGGACATTGCCGGCGGCGTCGTATTTCGTGGTGATGCCACTGATCGTGACGTCCTTGGCGCCGCCCGGCCTGGTCGTCTGGGTGGTCCCATTTGCCCACGCGTAGGTGATCGACCCGTCTGGGTTCTTCGTGACGCTGGCGAGCGTCGACGGCGAGCCGATCGCAACGCCGTTCGGGTCGACGCCGCTGTTCGGGTCGATCCCGTAGGCCGGGTCCTGCCAGTTGAAGGCCATCAGCCTTCGCCTCCAAGGTCGCGCGCGGTCGAGCGACGCCCGCGTCGCCCAGGCCGTCCCTGCTGCTGACCGAACCGGAATCCGCCTTGCGGCGGCCGCTGTCCACCGCCGGGCTGGGTCGGGTAGGTGAAGTCGGTCACCGGCTGGCCCGGGATGTTCGGCGTGGCCGTCGGGTTGTGACCCTGGTGAGCCGGCGGCGGAGTGCCAGGAGGGGGAGAAACCGGTGGCGGCGCAGCGGGAGCGGCAGCGGACCCAGCTGCGACGCCAGGGGTGTACCCGGGTGGATGGTACGGATCCGCGGCTGGAGGCGGGACGGGAGGCACCGGCGCGCCGCGCATCTCCGGAGGAGGTGCCACGGTCGGCGCGGTCACAGCGGGCGAGGGCGGCGGCACAATCGGCGCCTGATTGACGTACGGCGCCCCCATGCGCCCCTGCGGGTCCAGCTGGTTCCAGTAGCCAGACTGCCCCATCCAGCCTGGCAGGCCAACGCCGCGGAGCCATCCATCGCGCTCGGCGTCCGCGCCGCTGTACCTGGAGGCCTCGAACTGCTGGAATGCCGCCGCCGGGTCCGCCACACCGGACGAGAAGAGCGGCGTGCCGGTCAGCGCGCCCATGCTGGCCGTCTGGGCGGCGCGCAGCGCGTTCGCCTCGTTGCTCTGGCGCTGAACCTCGGCGCGATTCGCAGGGTCTGCCTCGTATGCCGCCCGAGACTTCGCCGCCTGGATGGACTGCTCCAGCGCCAGCCCCCCCGATCCCGGGTACATCTTCCGCCAATATTCGTCCTCGGTCAGCCCGAGCTGGGCCATCTGGAGCGCCCAGGACGGAATCGCTGCCGGTGACGGCGCCGAGGCGGGCGACGGCGCGGAAGACACGGGCGGAAGGGCCTGCCAGCCAGCGGGAACGGCCGTCGGCGCAGCGGTTGCGGCCGGCGCTACCGGAGCGCGGTACCCGGCGCGCCCGCTGACCACCTCCGGGTCGAATCGGCCGTAGCTGTCAATCCAGCCCTGAAAGGCTCGAGAGTCGACGTCGTAGTCGCCGGTCACCGCGGGGGGCGCGGGGGCGCGATACGCGGGGGGCGCCGCGGGAGAGGCAGAAGGCGTCGAACCGACCGTGGGACGCGGCGTGACATAGCCGTGCGGCGTCGGCGCCACCGGGGGAGGCGGAAGGCTGGTCGTGGGCGGTGGTGCCGGGGTAGGCGAGCTCGTCGTCACGGGCGGCGTTGACGCAGGCGCTACACGCTGGCCCGTGGCATAGCCGGACGTTGCCGTCCGTTTCGGCGTGCCGTCGTCGTTGTAGTCGCCGAATGGAGAAAACATCACCATCAGGTCCACCTTTCGGTTGCCGGGCGCTTCTCGGCGCCGCCACGGACGCCAACCACGGCGCCCCACTGCTCGAGCCGCCAAGTGCTGTCCGACGGGGGGAGCTCGATCTGAAGCGAGAAGGCCGAGCAGTTCTGGCGGCCATGACCCGGCCTCGCCTCGGCCTGAATCGGAGATTCGGTGCTCGGAAACGGATTCGCCGCCTCGAACGCCTGCACCGGGTCGTCGCTGTTGTTCTGGAAGATCGTCAGCTTCGGAGCGACGCCCGTGTTCGTGCCGATCTGCGCCCCGGTGACGAACGCGCGGTAGAGGCGCATCTGCGTCCCGAACTGGCCGGCGCGGACCCACGCGCTTCGAATCGTCCCGCGATACGTGGTTCCGGCGTCGGTCGTCGACGTCGCGTTCTCGGTGAGCGCGCCGTCGCTCTTGAAGAGCATTTGATTGGACCCGACGATCGCGGAGAGCGTGTAGCCGCTCAGGCCGCCGGTCCAGCGGTACCAGATCTGATGTTTGCGGTCGTAGACGAGCTGGCCGCCAGAGTAGAGAAAGCGCACCTCGTTCTTTGCACGAGAGAACACGATGTCAGTCACGACGATCGGCGTGCGAACCGTCGGTTGACAGAAGAAGTCGTCCACCGGGGAACCAATCCACGCGATTCGCGCGCTGCGGTCGATCGAGAAGATGCCGCGCTCCGAGACGAAGAACACCTCTTCCCCGGTCGAGAGCGTCGGGGGGCCGATGATGGCGCCGACGTCCATGCTCACGCGTGCCGTGGAGTGCAGCGAGCCCGAGCCGTTGTCCTCGGGGCCGTCGCCAGCCACCAGATAGATGGCGTTCTTCTTGAAGACGACCAGCTTGTCGTCTAGCTGCGCAATCCCAGTGATGTCGCCGAATTCGTCGTCGAAGTCGATCACGAACTCGTCGACAAACTCCGGCTGATGGCCGGGGCGGATGTGCTTCGAGAACCACAGTTCAGTGCGGAAGTCGGCGTTGACCATCCACAGCCGATCGCCGTACGTCGCGAGGTACGCCGGGCGCGGTGTGATAGCGGTTTCGAGCTCGGTATAGGTGTAGAGGAAGTCATTTCCGGCAAGCACGATGTCCGTCGTCGAGTCGACGGTTGCGACGGTGCCGGTCCCGCTGCTCAAGTAGGTGATCGAGACCAGCTGGAACACGCTGCCGTTGCCGGCGGTTCGGAACAACTTCGCGGCAACCGATCGAGGCTGTATCCCGAGGCTGAGACCCTGACTCTCTAGGCACGGCATTGTCCGCGGGTCGTAGGTCGCCGTCACGGTGTTATTGGCCCCTGTGAGCGTGATCGACGCCGGCTCGCTGAGCGGCGACCTCCACACGCGTCCGTGTTGGTCGGCGATCTCCAGCATCTCGACGTACTGATACGTTGCAAGCAGCGTCAGGCCCGCGCCGCCTACCGTAGACTGCACAAGCGCAGGAGACCGCGGGAAGAACGGGACGCCGTGAATCGGGCAAGGCCCCGGCTCAGCGGCGAACAATGCACCAGACGGAAACCACAGCGCCCCGGCGCATTCCAGCGGGCGACCCACTGACAGCGCTCCGACGTTCGCGGCGGCCGACGCCGGATACTCGATGTGCCAGACGTCGGGGACATAGACAGCTGCGCTTGCTCCCGCAATCTCCGTGGCCGTGGCGCGGCGATAGAGCGCCGTCCAGAAGGACCGCGATGAATCTCGAACCACGTGGGGGAGTGCTTCGCCGCCAAACGGGTCTACCCACGCGTCGAGAGGCAGGATCACGGATTGCGGTTCCTCCCGTGTGGTCACGGTGTTTCCGCCAGTGAACGAGAACGTGAATTCCAGATACGTCCGCTGCGTCTCCGCTGCCGCGGTCACGTTGATGCCCATGATCACGCGCATCGGATCCGTCCCCGGCTCCCGCCAGGCGTTGCCCTTCAGCGCAAGATCGGTGCGCGCAGCCCCGCCGACGAATGCAGCCGCGCCAATGGTTGTAGACTTCTTGCACGCCTTGGGTCCGCCTGCCGTCTGATAGACGATCTGCCACTCGGTCCCGTTCGTGTAGGCCACTCCTGCCATCGACGTCGAAGCAATCGCCTCGGCCTGCTCGTCGGCTGTCACTGCGCCAGCCGACGTTACTCGCAGGACGCGCGTCGACGGCGACGTGTTCGAAACGGCGATGTATCTGACTCCGGAGCCGTCAGGTTCAGAGAGCAGAGACAACCAGTTATCGCAGGTGACCGCGATGACCAGATTCGCCGTCGCAGTCGATCCGGTTGAGGGGTTGTACTCGATGAACCGAATCTGATTCGCGGCGGTACGGGCGACGATCGTGATCGTCGAGCCCGTGTAATACATGACGTCGACCCACGACACCGTAGCGTGCCCACCTGCCCCGGAGATGGTGTCGCTGCGCTGCTGGTTTCCGGCCGAGTCGTAGACCACTGCCCGCGTCGTGCCGTCGGTGCACCCCATGACAACGACGAACAGGCTCCCGAGCGCGGCGACGCGCGCATAGTTCGTGGTGCTCAGGAGCGTGACCGCAGGTGCGATCTGCTCCATCGTCGACTTGCGAAAGAACGTCAGAACGTGCGGGAAGACGAAAGCGTTCTTCACAGCCACCGCCGTGGGCGTCACCGCGACGTCCAGCGACGAGGCCGCCCCCGTGGAGCGCTGGTAGTTGACCGAGTACCGCGTCCAGTTCGCCGGACGATCGCGCAGGGATGCGCCATACGACGACGTCGACGTTCCAGAGTCGTAGAACCGCATCACGTCGCCGTCCGTGTCGGCCAGGTAAGCGAGGCCGCCGTCGGCCTTTGCGCCGACCATCACCGGCCCAGGGCTCATCGTGACGGCGTCAAATCCCTGTCGCGCGCGCCACTCGTCGGCGCGCTCCTGCTTCACGTCGTCCAGGCGCAGGTGCGAGCCCGGCTGCACGGACAGCGGGTTGGAATCGCCAGCCAAGCCCCCCGTGAGGGGCCAGCTGATCGGCTGGGGCCTGAGTGCCATCAGGCGACTCCTAGGCGCATCGCGGCATAGGCCGCTTGACAGCGCTCGAACGTATGGCGCACGCTTTCCGGCGTGACTGAGAACGCTTCGTCGCTGCCGAGGAAAACAAAGAAGGTCGTGGTAGCCGTCGCATGGGCTGGCTTGGCCGTGGCAATCGTCTGGGCGGTGCTCAGCAGCGCGCCGGTCTGGTACGACAAGTACCAGGCGTTCCGCGAAGAGCGACGACAGGCCGAGGCCATGCACGGACGCGTCCGCGTGCTCGACTGCATCGACGCGGCAAAGGAGCGCCTCCAGAAGCCAATCCCGCGCGACACGCTGGCCGGGATCGAAGCCGCCTGCGCCGTGGCCGACGCGAACCGGTAGGTCACGAGAACTCCCACAGGAGGACGATCCCGTTCCCGCCGAGGCCGCCGGTCTTCGCGGTGATTCCAGCGCCGGCCATTGCCCCACCGCCGCCAGATGCTCGAGCGATTGCCGAAGTCCCGTCGAGATCGGCGCCGGCAGCGTTCGATACGCCGACGCCAGCGCCGCCCCACAACGACGATCCTCCGCTTCCGGAGTAGAGGACGCCGGAGGGGCTCGTGACCGCCGGAGATCCCGGCGCGCTGGATCCGTTCTGCGTGCCGTTGGAGCTGATGGCCGCCGCCGCTCCAGGGTTCCCGCTCGCACCGAGCCGGCCGCCGCCGGGTCCGCCATTCGCAGTAACGGTCGTGACGCCGTCAGAGAACGTGGTATCAGCCCCGGCACCACCCGGACTGCCGGTGCCACCCGACGAGCCGCCAGCGCCAATCGAATGCGTCCAGTTCGCCGGGATCGTCGCCGTGGCGAAGTAGGCGAACCCGCCCGCCGCACCGCCGTGCCCGCAGTCACCGATCGACGCCGCACTGCCGCCGCCCTGGCCGCCCCCGGCCCAGATCTTGGCAATCGCAAGCGTGCACCCAGCGGTCGCGGCCGTCGACGCGCCACTGGTAATGATCCTCGGAGAGCGAAGCAGCCGGCCCGCAGATGATGGCGCCGCCCAACTCCCATCGGCGCGGAGGAAATTCGCTGTCCCGCCGCCGCTCGCCGGGACGATGCCGTCCGTTGTCGCCGTGAACAGTGCCAGCGCGAGGTTGACCCCAGACCACACCATTCGCTGCCATCGACCAGGCTTCGAGCCGTTCGGGTTGATGACGTACCGGCTGTCGTCGCGTGCCGTGGCCGTCGAATTCCAGGCAAAGGCTCCCTCGAGCCCGTCGAGCACGGCCGACCCGCCGGACAGCAGCGCAACGCGCGGACCGGCCTCGCCCGAGTCGTCGCCGGGCGTCTTCCGAAGTGCGGCGATGGTGGCCGCCGTGATGGCCTTGAGACCGGGCAGCTTCGACGGGCTGCGGTTGCCGTCGAGTTCGACAAACGCCGAGTAGTAATCGACGAGCAGGCTCAGCAGATCCTCAGGATCCTTGATCTGTGCCAGGTTGGGCTTCTTCAGGTTCATCGAAGCCACCTCACGCGCGATCGCGTCCGCACGTCCTCGACGCTGGGCGGGTCCGCCGAGCGCTGGGAGGCGGCCCACTTCATCGCGCGCGCCTTGGCCGCGCCGAGCTGGGCGGCAACGGCCGAGATGTCCCATTCGTTCTTGGTGAGCATCATGACCGCCGCGTGCAGAACGATGACGTCCTGGAACTGCTCAAGCTCTACGTCGAGGGTCGACCCGGGCAGTGTCAGAACCGGCGCCTGAGGCACATAGAGCAGCTGGTAAGTCCCCTGGCACCAATTCGCCGGCTCGATGTAGAGCAGAGAGCCGGCAACGCGGTAGCTGCGCCGCCCGGCGATGCGCCCCTGCCGGAGCGCGTACATCGGCAAGAAATCTTCGTAGGTCGTCCCCGGATCGGACTTCACCGCGCGCACGTTGCGAAAGTCAGCCGGTAGCGCGTTGGTGTTCGACGTCGGCGCGCTCAGCGTGAACGGCGTCTGAAACGAAACACGGAAGTCAGGCGCGATGTCGACGACGTCGTTGTACAGCGTCCGGATCCCGTCGTTGACGAATTCCACAGCCTGCGTCGACGTAACGAACGTGTCGCTCGTCGACGCAGGCTGGTCCGCGATGGCCTCGGCCCGTGCTTGCAGCTGGTCCCTGGTGATGGCCATCGTTGTTTGTCAGGCGTCGGACTCGGTCTTCTCTTCCTCGGGGGCTTCGCTTGCCTCGTACTCGGCCATGCATGCCTCGTGATGGTCGGAGAGAGCCGAATTCACCTCCTCCATGTCCACATCATCAGGATTCAGCCCGAGTGCCTTCACCAAGTCTTCGGCGGCCATCCGCTTGGCTTTCCCAGGATCGGGCGCCGACTCTCCATCGTCCTTCTCGGCCGCGGCGTCATCACCATTGCGTGCCGAGGCACGCTTGGTGATGTCCGCCGGGGTGATGATCGCGACCGCCGGCATCAGAAGGTCTTCCCGCGGGCGACCACGATCGTGACCATGACCGCGGCGGCGTCCGGCAACTCGGCGTCGGCATAGGACGTCTGCACGAACTGCAAATCGACCGTCCCTGCCTGCGTCGAGCCGGCCAGATTGGCCGTCCTGGTCACGTTGTCGTTGCGAATGAAGAAGTCGAGCCCCTTCGTGTTCGCACCGATCGCGGCGTCGGTCGAGCCGACGATGGTTGGCACCACGCTCAAGAGCCGCTCGAAAGAGGTCGGGAGCGTGACGGTGTAACGGCCGGTCTTCGTCGCCGTCTTGACCACGGTGACACCGCCCGGCGTCCACGTATTCGTGGTGTCGAGAGTGCCGCTCGTGGTCGTGACGAGGCGAAGATAGAACGTCATCTCATCGACGACGCCCACCACGCCTGCCGACGGCCGTGGGATCATGTTGCTTGCGGTTGCCATGACTTCAGCTCCCCTCGATCAGAACGTGAGGCAGAAGTTGTGGATGGGGGCGTTGCATCCGAGGTCGGCGTAGTACCCGACGCGGCCCTCGATGCCGTCGGCCGCCGCGAGACGGAGAACGGTGTTGCCGTCGTCGTCGAGGAACGTCGGAATCTGCGAGGTGCGAGCGCAGAACAGCTGCAACGACTCCTTGCTGATGCCGTAGATGCGATCCACGGGGCAGAACGGGTCGCTGAAGATGTCGACGCTGTCGCCGCTCGACGCCATCAGGTTGATGCCCTTGACGCCGACGCCCGGGATGGGGCTCGCGACCGTCGTGGGCCGGTAGCGCCCCATGGCCAGCTTGGTCAGGTTGCGCCGACGGGTCGGGTTCATGAACACCCAGTCGACCTGGCCGCCGTAGCGATCCACCTCGGCGAGACCGTCGATGATGGCGTCCTCTTCCGTCTTGCCAGTAGACGCGATCGACACACCCTGGAGACGCGAGTCAGTCGACCGCGTGTATCCGAAGATGGCGTCGGTCATGTTGAACTGCCCCTCGAAGCCGACGATCGCCTGGCGCACCGTCGACGCCGAGTCGTGACGATCTCCCTTGCGGAAGATGTAGTCGCCGGTCGCGACGCCGGTGATGGAGCTGATGTTCGCCGACGTGGTCAGCGTGCCGGTGTTGTAGTTGATCGCCGTGATGCGCAGGTCGGTGGTACCGCCCGTGTTGCGGAGCGTGGCGCCGCTGATGGCGCTCGAGAACTGGATGCGCATCCCGATCTCGAACAGCACCGCGTCCTCGGGGTACTTCAGGACGAGCGACGTCGAGGCCAGCGTGGTCGACGTCGAGATCTGCGACATCTCGCCGAAGCCCGAGCGGTAGATCTTGGTCGCGAACGACTGCATCGTTCCGCCCATGATTCCGTCGATCTGAGCGACCATCTTGTCGTAGAGGGCGCCCTCCTTGTCGGACGCGGCGGCCATCAAGCGACCCTCGATGGTCGCCACGCCGTAGTCCTGCTGGTACGTCGAGATCACCGGCTGAACGATGTTGGTGATTTCGGCCCCGCCGTTGGTCTGCGCGGTGGCGAAGTCGGCTGACCCACCGCCGTTGTTGCCGACCCGCATCGCCCACGTGGGCTGACCGGACCAGCCGACCTTGGGCACCATCGCCGCGGCGGCGCCCTTGGACCATTCGATCTTGCTGACGAACTTGGTGCTGTAACGCCGTTTCAGACCGGCGGAGAGATTGGCAATTGTTGCCGCTGGAGCTGCCATGGGAAACCTCCTGGACCGAGCGAACGCAAATGCGCTTCAAGCTCGCTGCCCAGGAGTTTCGCCATGCGGGCCGCTTCGAAATGCCAGCTCTTGCAGACGATGGTGAATGAAATTCTGCGCGCCGTCAATGTGCGCGTTGCGCGATTAACGTGTAGCGCAGCAACTAACCAGCGCGCGCTATACGTTGCTCATTGCGCAATGAACGTGTAGCGGCTCAAAGCGACGAGCCCCAGCCCTTGTGCCCGGCCTTCTGCATCTCCCGCTTGATGATCGCGTCGCGCTGGGCGCCGTCGAGCGGCAGTCCGTCGTCGTCGACCGCGGGGCCGCGCGCGGCGATGCGCTTGCCCACCGGCGCGGCAGGCTTGGCGGGTGCCTTGGCGGCCGGCTTGGCCGATCCGACCGGCGGCGGAACGACCACGGCCGGCTTGGCGGCGGCCTTCGAGCCGCGCGGCGGGAGTTCGAGCCCAACGGCCCGAAACTTCGGCGCCTCCTGCTCGCGGGCCAGCTCTTCGGCGGCGTCCGCGGCCTTGGCCAGGTACGTCGCGTGCTCGCCGGCCTTGAATCCGGCCTGCTCCCACATCATCAGGGCCGACTCGCGGATGGCGTCCAGGCGCCCCGGGATGGCCCGGGACAGCGGGATATCGAGTTCGTGGCTGTCTGACAGCTCCTTGGCGAACAGTTGCGCGTAGGACTCGACACCGATCGCGTACTTCACGAAGTCCATCTCGGCGCCCTCTTTGCGGCCGGCGGCAACCCATTTTTCGGCGGCGCGGGCATAAATCTTGTCGAAGTGCGGCGAGAGGCCGGCGGCGGCAACGGCGTCGCGGATCATCTGCTGGCCGCGGTACTGGCGAAGCTCGGCCTCGACGGCGGCCACCCGGTCGTCCGCCTCGGGCTTCTTCGGCTCCGGGCGCACCTCAGGGAGCGTCACCTTGCCGGTCAGGGCCAGCTCGAGCAGCTCCTCCTTGGTCTCGATGCCAAGGAACTTCAGCCGCTCGGCGAGGTCGGCCCCCTTGAGCTTCTCGACTGCGGCGGCGGCCTCCTGCTTCGCCATGGCCGCTTCCCTGGTCGCCTGGTCGGCCGCCTGGCGCGCGCGCTGCACCTCGTCCACGAGCGTGCGGTTGCGGGCCTGATACTTCAGGGCATCGAGCATTTCCCGGCGCTGGGCAGCGCGGGGCTTCTCGGGCGCAGCGGGGGTCTCCGGCTTGTCGGCGGCGGCCTTTGCCTCGTCGGCCGCCTCTTCGCCGCCGGGGGCGGTCGCTTCCTCGTCGTCCGCGGCGTCGTCCGGCTTGTCGACCTTCCCAGGATCGTCGCCGGTGATGTCCTCGGGCTTGGCGTTCGGATCCTCCTCGATGACCACGTCGCCAGGCTTCGAGCCGTTGTCGGTCGGCCCGCCGGCAACCACAACGTCGCCGACGTCGATGGCGCCGAACGCGTCAGCCTCGCGCGGCTCGTAGGCGATCTCCTTGACCGAGTCGGTGAAGCCGGGGGGCGCTGAGGTCAGGCGCTGCTTCGCTGCCGGCGCAGCTGGCCTCACCGTCTCCACGGCGTTCGCCCGGTCGGCCATGACGGTCTGCGTGATGCTGTCGGACATCGACCGGGTTCCCTTGCTCATTCGTCAGATCCTTTCGTGGTGTTCTCGGATGCGCCCAGGCGGAACGTACTCGTCAAGCTCGTCGTGCAGGACAGGCCACAGCACATCTCCGAAAGAACAGCGCTGAAGTCGATGGCCGTCGCCACCGCAGAGGCCGCAGGTCCCCGGATACTCGCCGGCCGCTTCTTGCTCTGCGGCTTCAGGCTCCGTCAGATAGTTCTTCCCGCGCCATCCCAGGCCCGCGAATGGCCGGTGGGTCAGCGGGCCGCTCATTGCACCATCCCCGGCACGGGCGGCCCACCTGGTCCACCTGGAACCGGCGGCAGGGCTGGTCCGGGTGGCGCCTGGGGCGGCTCACCGGTCGGCGTCGGACCCGCGGACGTCGGAGGCGCGATGCCAGGAAGCATCGGCGGCTGAAGCTGCGGACCACCACCGCCGGGACCGCCTGGTGCGGGCGGGCCCGGAGGAGGCGCTGCGGGCTGCGGCTTTGTGGCGTTCAGCAACCGGCGCAGCATGTTCATGGCCTCTTCGCTGTACGCGTCGTCCAGGAGCGCCAGGAAGTACCGAGCGCGCGCATACGTGAACAGCGCCTCTTTGTTCATGTACTCGTCGGGCGTCTCGTAGTGCTCGTCTTCGAGGATGTCGTCGACGATCTTCTCTTGAAGCATCTGCTCGCTGAGGATCAGGTCCGTGATGGGCGAGATGTCCGGCACGTTCAGCGCCGACATGGCCTGCTCGCGGGTCAGCCACCCCTCTTTGATCAGGTCGGCCGCCTTCTGGAACTGGCCCGAGAGCGACTGCCCGAACAGCGACGACGGAAGCACGCGGATCTCGTACTCGCCGGTCAGGTCCTCAAAGACCATTTCCTTCCACACGCCGCGGGAGATGGCGCGCCACTTCGGCTTCGCGTCGGGGTTCTTCTTCGCGTGGTCGCGGGTCAGCCGCCACCACCACTTCGCGGTCTCGACCCGGTCCGTCTCCCAGTTCTGAGACGGGAGCGCGAGCCGGTCGGCCTGAAGCTCGGTGTCCTCGCGGATGGCCACGGCCGCCGTCACTCCCGCGCGCCCCTGCCCGCGCATCGTATTCGGGGACAGGCCGATGGTGTCGGACATCTGCCCTTCGAGCTCGTGCGTGTACTGGTACGCCTCTGGGTGGAGCGCTGGCGGCGTCTCGACCGTCGCAGCGGTGTTCACGTACTCATCCACCGCGACGTAGGCGTTGTTCAGGCCCGTCGGCGCATTCTCGCCCTTCTTCGTGTGGATGATCTTAGTCGCGCTCTGGTGGTGTGCCTCGCGCAAGGTGATTTGCTGCTCGTTCAACTCGACCTGAGCCGCCCTGGTCAGCGACACGACACTGTGCCCGCTCACGCCGACGTGCTTCTCGTCGAAGACGCCGGTGATGAACGGGATTCCGTCGTAGTGCCAATCCTCGTCCGTGTGCAGCTTGTTGCCGACCACGATGACGTGCCGGCCGTTCGGACCGCGCTGGTAGGCGTCGATAACGCGGACCTTCTGCGAAGTGTTGCTCGCGCCGATCGCGCCGGCCATCAGGCTCCCGTTGCTCGACGACTGGCCGGCAAGCTCCTCGGGATCCACGCCGAGCATCGCCGCGGCGGCCACGGTCGGGATGCGGCGCACGTGGTAGCGGCACTCGGGGTCGCCGAGCTTCCCGTCCTCCTTGTCCCACAGCTGCTCCCATGGGGGGAAGCGCGCCAGCTTAGTGTCGCCGTCCTCCACGTAGACCTTCATCCAGCCGAGATCACACGTCAGCTGGTCGCGCATCTTCAGCGACGCCTCTTTCTGGTAGCCGACGTGGTCAGCCCAAGCGTCGGACAGCTCGGTCATGTACCTGCTGGCGCGCTTGGCTTTGCCGTTGCCGCTGGACGGGACGAACTGCGCGCGCGGTCGGAACGAGCAGATTCGGTTCCGAACGGTGCCGACGAGCTGATACGCCTTGTTGAAAATTTGGCCGTTCCCCTCGCGGGCGTCGATGCGGGCGAACACCTCGGACGCGGCGTCGAGGTCGGTCACGCGGTCGCCTGTGTACAGTTCGAGGTCGTAGGCCATCCACTCGCGGCGATTCTTCTCGTCCTGCGACTGCTCGATCTCGTCGACGGTGCGGTTGAGCTTTTGCACGAGATCAACCGCGTCTAGGTCGCCGGCTTCGTTCTCCTCGGCGTTCGGCGCCTCGCACCAACGCGGGCCGCTCCCGGTGCGCTGCATGCGCTCTTCGGGCTGGTCGGTGTCGGTGACTTCGGCTTCGGAGTTCTCGGTGGGGTCGGTAGGGTCGGTGGTCTCGTCGCTCATGATTGCTTGTCCCTTGCCTTACGCTGCTCACGGAGACACCTTGAGCAGAAGCCTCGCGCAGCGTCAGCTTCGTCCCCGCAGTGCCGAAGCGAGGTGCCGTTGAAATAGCCGCCGCAGACGCCCGGAAAGTAGCGGCGGATTTCGGTCTTCAGACCGCGCCAGATCACCGCTGTATCAATCACAACCCTCATGGCCGCACGATCCTGCTTTCCTCGATCTCCGTGCCGTCGTCGCTCTGCATCGCCCGCACGAACGCCGTCGCCTGTCGAGTCGCCGCGCAGTGGACGCAATTGCCGTGGGCGTTGGCGCGCGACGGGCTGTGACCGCGGACGTCGGCAGCGGCGCGGATGAGGCGGCCGATCATGCCGACAAGCTCGCGCTCGGTCGTGTCCTGAGCCTCGTCGTCGGACTGGGCTGCTTGGTCTGTCATAACATCACGTTCGCCGCTCACGTGGATTCGCTCCACGGGTTGAATGCGTCGGACATCGGAACAGGGCGCCCCGTCTCCATGTCGAACGCGCGGTCACCTAGAATGAACCGGTCATGGCGAATCCGCGGATCTGGCTCCGACAGCATGCGCGCCTTCTCCATGAGTTCGTAGATGTTCACGAGAAAGCCTCTCTCCGAGTCTTCGCGGCGCGCGCCCGCATAACGCCGCCCTGCTGCTGCTCGCGCTTCATCCGCTCCATGGCAACGTCATAGGGAGTCTTGGCCACTGGCGACGGTGCCTCGCCAGGAAGCTCGCGCAGCATGTCCCGCGCATACCGCCACGGGTACAGCCAGGCGTCGCCGGGGTCCGAGTGCGCGGCATCGCTGGCCAGTTTGCCCGGTTTCTTCCAGCGCAGTCGCGTTGCCTCCTTGACCATCAGCGCGGCCAGCTGCGGGTCGACGTAGGTCTTCCCGGCGCGAAGGTCGTCATTCAAGAGCTGGATGAATTCGACCTTTCTGGTCTTCTCAGCCATCACCCACTGAATCTCGGGCGCGTCAACGGCGAACGTCTCGATGGTCTTCCGCGTGGCGTGGCCGGCCGGGTCGAACACCACTGGCCCCGGTCGCTCAGCTTGCAGCGCGCGGAGCCTCGCGAAGAGCTGGTGGTTGGTCTGTTGGCTGGTCGCTTCCATGTGCGTCAGGTGCGAGACGGAGCGGTCAGGCGAGATGGACATTCGCGAGATTGCGTCGGCGTCGTTCCAGCCGAGGTCCAGGCCGTAGACGTGAGAGAACGCCTTGCCGTCCCATGGGCGCAGCGCGGGCGGTGGGATGTAGTAGACCAGCGCGTCCGGGTCGACGATCCACTGACCGAGCCATTCGCGCTTGTACGTGATGGAGTCGGGCGTGAGGTTGTACCGCTGGCGTGCCTCGCCGAGCGGGTCGCGACCAGCAAAGAACG